GGAGCAGCGTCGGGCAGCGGTCAGGCATCAGCGCAAGGACAGAGCGGTGGCGAAGGCGGCAGTGGTTCTGGCTCCGGTGGCGGTGGTACTTGTTTTATCGCTGGTACACTTGTTATGATGGCAGATGGAACTAAAAAGAAAATTGAAGATGTTAAGATTGGTGAAACTTTATTGGGCCAAGATAATTCACATAATAAAGTAATAAAGTATGATCATCCTATGCTTGATAAAAGACAATTAATTAGTATAAATAATTCTAAACCATTTATGACTCCAGAACATCCAATTTATACAAGAGATGGTTGGAAATCATATAGACTTTCTGATACAATTAGAGAAAATCCTGCTATGAAAGATGAAATGGCTGGAGAGTTTAAAGTTGGTGATGAAATTTTAAATGCTGATGGTGAGTGGATAGAAATTAAAACTATCGAAGCTTTTGATAATGAACCACAACAACAATTATATAATTTTATTCTGGATGGTAATAATACGTATTATGCAGATAGTTTCTTGGTGCATAATAAAATCATCTGCACAGAGTTAAACGCTCAAGGTCTTATTCCAACCGATGTTTGGAAGGCAGATGTTCGTGCGGGGGAGGCATTTCCTCAGTTTATCCTTGATGGCTATCATCTGTGGGCTAAACCTGTAGTGAAGCGTATGCGTAAGAGTAAATCCTTCTCCCGCAAGGTTCAGTGGGCGGCTAGCCCCGTCTTTTATCAAATTGCAGCGTTTGGTGGCTGCGGCAAATGGTCTGTCACAGGACTGTCTATGTTAGCTATAGGCTTACCTATTTGTGCCATATTAGGAGCAGCTATGTTGCCGTTTAAACAAACGGACATTCCTTTAATTACAGATTTAGAAAAAGTAGGAGATAGATAATGCCAGAAGAAATAGTGTCTCAAGAACAAATGGAAATGTTTAATCAAGGACGAACAGAACAGCGTCCTCCTCCTCCTCCTCCTTCTCCTCGTAGGATGGCTGAAGCTCCAATGGAACAGGGAATGTCAGATACAGGATTGCGTAGAGATGATCCAAGACTTGCATTTGCCGCATTTGCTACATTTTTAGTAGACTTGCGTCCTGAAAAAATTAATCAAATGAAAACTTTTGTAATGAATTTTCCTCTTGTTACAGATGCTGTATCCGAAACTTTACAAATGTCCCCTGAAGAATTGAATGATTTGTTTAATGCTTCACTAGGAGACCCAGAAGCAAATCAGCGTATGCTACAAAAGTTTGGTGGTGAAGAAGCTATGGCTACGGAAGAACCAATGCAACCACAACCCCAACCACAGATGCCAATGCAAGCGGAACAACCTCCAGCACAAGCACAAGAACAAATGCCCATGCAAGCAGAACAACCTCGTTTTGAAAGAGGCGGTGTACAAGTACGAGGGGCAGGTATATCTGAAAAGTTAGCTAAATCTGCTGAAAGTTCTACTTTAGCCGTGCTTAATGAAACTGAAAATGAAGATGAAGCTCTTACTAATTATGGAAAAATGCAAGATTTAGCTTTGGAAGCTGGTTTAACTATGGATGAGGTATATAGAATGATTAATGTAGGAAATGAGAGAGCAAAACAAAGTTTTTTAGATGAAGGAGGAAGTCGGCTTACTATTGCTAAGAAATTTCTTCCATTTACTAAAGCATGGAAATATTCAGCAAAGATTCGAGCAATAGAAAAGGGATCTAAAATATTAGGTAATAAAATAGAAAAAGAAATAGATGATGTATCAGATAATATAGAAAGTTTTTTTGAAAACTTTTATGATGAGCAGGGACTTTTACGAAATCCCGTTGGTGTTCCTGAAGGATCTTCTTATGCTGATCGAAAAAGAAGAGAAGAAAGAGAAAAAGAAAGGCAAATAGGTGGTATTGGTATAGGCGGAAGAGGATTAGCCTCACCACAATAATCCTCATTTTGTTGGCCTTACCTAACCCCCCTAACAGGCTACGGTTGGCCCCAACACAGGAGTAAGAATATGGTAGATCAAGTCGGTGTAGTAGAACCCGTAAAGAAAGTTATAGGTTTTGCAGGTGAAAAATACAATGCTAAAAAAACAATTGAAGACGAAGAAAAAGAATTGGAAGAACTAAAAAAAGAACAAAGTGAGTTTGAAAAAGCACAAGAAAAGAAAGCACAGCAAGAAGCTGAAGATCGTATAGATCCAGATAATCCAGAAGAAAAAACTTTTAAGAAACGGTATGGAGATTTACGTAGACATTCACAAAAACAAAAACAAGAATATGAAGATACGGTTTCTTCTTTAGAATCACAACTTTCAATGGCTACAAAGGCACAAATACAGTTGCCTAAGACAGAAGAAGAGATTGATGTTTGGTCAAGAGAATATCCTGATGTATCTGCAATTATTGAAACTATTGCAATAAAAAAAGCAAAGGAGCAGTCTCAGGATTTAGAAGCTAAAATGGACGAAATTAATAAGCTTCAAGCTTCAGCAAAGAGAGAGAAAGCAGAAGCTGAACTTTTTTCATTACATCCAGACTTTGAAGATATTCGATCTACTGATGATTTTCACCAATGGGCAGAAGAGCAACCTAAATGGATACAAGAAGCTCTTTATGAAAATGAAACAGATGCCCGTTCTGCAGCTAGAGTAATTGATTTATATAAAGTAGATAAGGGTAAAGAAATACCCGACAAAAAGAAATCAGCAAAAAGTAAATCTGCTGCTGAACAAGTAAATACAAGAAGTAAAAGAAAAGCTCCAGATTCTGATGGTAGTAATTCACAATGGCGTGAATCTACTATAGATAAAATGAGTGCAGATGAATACGAAAAGCATTCAGAGGAAATTATGGAATCAATCCGAGCCGGTAATTTTATTTATGATATATCTGGAGAAGCTAGATAAAAATAAATTTTTAGCTTGACAAATGGTGATATTTAACTATAAAGGTATCATTAAAAGAACTAGGCCCATATTTATTATGCTACCTCTAGTTTTTTAGACTACGCTTTTCGGTATACCCAGTAAACAAGGCCGATAAATTTTTGATCACTATTTATCTTACCCTCTCTGTGTCTGGCCCCTAGAAAAGTTAACCTTGTGGTGTGACATATTTGTCACACTTGTGAGCCTTGCTGCTCACTCGTAACGAGAAAAGGAGAAATATTATGGCTTTTCAACGTGCGGCAGGGTATAACAATTTGCCGAATGGCAATTTTAGCCCTGTTATTTATTCTAAGCAGGTACAGGTAGCTTTTCGTAAAAGTTCTGTAGCTGAAGGTATTACCAATAACGATTATTTTGGTGAAATCGCAAGCTTTGGTGATACAGTTCGTATTATCAAAGAACCTGAGATCACGGTCAGATCGTATGCCCGTGGTACTCAAATCTCTCCTCAAGACCTCGATGATGAAGATTTTAGTTTGGTCGTAGATCAGGCTAATTACTTTGCCTTCAAGGTTGACGACATTGAAGAAGCACATTCTCATGTGAATTTTCAGACAATGGCATCTGATCGTGCGGGCTATCGCCTTAAAGATCAGTATGATGCGGAAGTATTGGGCTACCTTTCGGGGTTTGCTCAAAGTTCTGTTAGCTCTGTAGCCAGTACCGCTAATACTACGGTTTCTGGAACCAAGGCTGTGTCTACTGCTGGTTCAGATGAATTGTTGACTACAATGAAGGTGAGGAAAGATTCTTTTGGCAGTATTACCACTACGTCGGCGGGGGATCATTCTATTCCTCTTGCGCCACGGTTGCCGGGGGCTAGTGCGCTTCCGACTGCTACGGCTTCGCCTAACATGGTTATTGCTAGGATGGGTCGACTTTTAGACACTCAGTTTGTTGACAAAGATGGTCGTTGGCTAGTTGTGTCTCCACATTTCATGGAAGTTTTGATGGATGAAGATTCGCGTCTTTTGAATCAAGATTTTGGTGAAGCTGGTGCACTACGCAACGGTCTTGTACTCAACAATCTTTACGGCTTCAAAGTTTATGTCTCTAACAATCTTCCAGCAGTAGGTACTGGTCCCGGCACAAGTGGCACGGCAAACCAGAAATCTAACTATGGAGTTATTGTTGCTGCACATTCATCTTCAGTAGCCACCGCAAGCCAGATTACAAAAACGGAAACGTATCGTGATCCTGATAGCTTTGCTGATATCGTGCGTGGTATGCACCTTTATGGTCGTAAGATTTTGCGTCCTGAAGCAATTGCCACTGCGATTTACAATATAGCATAGAGGAGTATGTACAATGGCAACTTTTGATATGACAGCCAAATCTACTACTGGCGTAAGTGCATCTTCTATTGCTTCTCTTCAAGTTACTCGTCCCGGAAGTGCTATGAGAATGGTAGATGCTATTCTTGATATGGACGCTTTAACTGCAGATAGTTATAGCTGTACGAATGGTGATATTTTCCAGCTTCTAGAAATCCCTGCAAATACTTTTATTTTGTTTGCTGGGGCAGAAGTTCTTAAAGCCTTTGACGGTAGTTCCCCAACAGTAGATATTGATTTTGCTGCTGGTGATGATATTGTTGATGGTGGAGATGTTACTTCTACAGGCATTCTTGCTGAAGGAACAAATGGTCAGTCCAATGACGTTATTACTGGTGCTGATTCTTTGTTTGAGGCTTGGGTTACGACAACGGATACGATTGACGTTAAGTTGATCGCTGGTTCCGCTGACGTTAGTTCTGGCCGATTGCGAGTTTATGCGTGTCTCGTTGACGTAAACGGCTATGCAGAAGCCGCTGATGAAGTTGATAGAGATCAGCTTGCTTAGTTAAATTTGGTGGGGAGGGGGGAAGAACTTTCCTCTCCCCATCATAACTATATATAGGATAGCAAATGGCAAATACCTTTTTAACCTACACTAATGATGTTCTTGCAAGAATGAATGAAGTGCAATTAACATCTTCTGATTTTAGTAGTTCTCGTGGCATTCAAACACAAGCTAAGAATGCTGTAAATCAAGCCATTAGATATATCAATCAACGAGAATTTACTTGGCCTTTTAACACATCAGAGGCTTCAAAAACATTAACTGCGGGTATAACAAGATATGCTTTACCCTCCAGTACAAAATGGGTTGATTATGCTACATTTAGAGTACAAAAGAGTTCTACATTAGGAAATGCTACGCAACATTTATCTACATTAGATTACCATGAATATTTAGATATGCATATTAGTCAAGAAGATGAAGTAGTTAATACTGCACTAAACGGTTCTCATACAGATTCAGTTACAACTATAACCGTAGACTCAACTACAGGATTTGATTCTACTGGTACAATTGTTGTTAACGAAGAAGAAATTACATATACAGGAGTTAGTTCAACTACCTTTACAGGAGCTACAAGAGCAGCAGGAGGAACTACTGCCGCTGCTCATTCTGATGATGATACTGTAACACAATTTGATGGTGGTAGTATTCCTAGACATGTGTTTCGTACTCCTGATAATGCTTATGGATTATTTCCCTATCCAAATAAGGCATATACTTTAGCTTTTGATTATTATACGTTTCCAAGTACAGATTTATCTGCTCATGGTGACACTACAACTATTCCCGATAGATTTAAACATATAATTGTAGATGGTGCGGTATCTTATGTATATTTGTATAGAAGTGAAGTTCCTTTATATGAAAGAAGTTTTGCAATGTTTAATGATGGTATAAAACATATGCAAACACTCTTAATAAATAGATTTGATTATGTGCGAAGTACTTACATCCCTCGTTCAACTAACTCTGCATATACCTCATCTTCATCATTTTAATTAAAGAAAGGAAAATAAAATGACTCAAATACCTCAAGGTTCAAATATGTTTTGGGATGTGCAATCTGTAGTTACTGTAGGTTCTAGTGCAGCGCAAACAAATGTATCAAATTATAATGTAGTTACTATGCATTTATCTGCAGAGATTTATGCTAATTTTGGTAGTTCAAGTTCTGCTGCTGTAAGCACTGCAAATGATGTTAAACTAAGTGCGGGACTTCATTCATTGACTGTTCCAAAACAGGCAGGAGATTCTCAGTATTTAAATTATGCCCGTGTAGGTGGAACTGACGTAACTATGCGTATAGTACTATCATAAGGAGAAGGATATGGGAATTTTAGCAGGACTTATAAGTGAAAATGTTGATAGACATACGCAAGATATTACAACTCTTACCGCAACAGCTTCAATAACTACAGCAGATCATTCAGGTAGAACGCTTCTTATGGGTGAAGTAGGTGGTGACGCTGCTGCTACCTTTACACTTCCTGCCGCTACAGGAACTGGCAGTGTATTTAAATTTGTCGTTTCAGTAGTTAATACATCTAACTATTTAATCAAGGTAGCAGATGCTACCGATACGATAGATGGTCAAATTATAATTACTGATGCAGACGGCACTGCTGCTACTTCTTTTGTAACGGCTGCTGCTTCAGATACTATTACGCTTAATGGAACAACTACTGGTGGAGGTGCTATTGGAGATTACGTTGAGGTAATTGACATAGCCTCTAATCAATATTCAGTAAGCGGTATGGTAACGTGTGCTGCTGGTTCAAACATTGCAACTATGTTTAGTGCTACAGTATCGTAATAATACTACGTGGATTGACAACACGATAAACTGTTAATACTACATAAATAAGGAAAGGAATATAAAATGGCAAGTTTTAAAATGACACAAGGTATATCGCGTGTCCCTGAAGATGTTTTTGTTGAAAGCGGCATGACTGTAACTTCAGGCGGTTTAACGGTTACTGCTGGTGGTCTAACGGTTACTGCAGGTACAACCGATTTGAGTGGATCATTTATACGAGATTTGGTTACTCTTACTGCAGACACTACGATTACGAATGCTGCTCATGCAGGACGTATTTTGTTAATGGGCGAAGTTGGCGGTAATGCATCAGCTACTTTTACGTTGCCAGCGGCGACAGGTACTGGCGCAGAGTTTAAGTTTATTGTATCTGTAGTAAATACCTCTAACTACGTAATTCAAGTTACAGGTGACGATACGATTGATGGTTCAGTAGTTGTTACTAATGATACTACAGCGGGTGGTACGGCTTCGCTTATTTCATGGCCTACCGTAGCTGCTTCAGATACTATTACTCTTGATGGTACGACTACTGGTGGTGTTCAGATAGGCGACTATATTCTATTGACTGATATTGCTACGGACCAATATACAGTAAGTGGATTGCTTAATGCTTCTGGAACTGAAGCCACACCATTTAGTGCTGCTGTATCCTAATGAACGATGCTAATGCTGCTGCTGCTATGTGCAATAATGAAAATTGTACATGCGAAAATTGCCAATGTTCTCTTGAAAATCCTTATGGATGTAGTGAAGGTAAAAATGAATGTCACTAAGATTAAAAAATGCAGCAGCAGCATTAGATAGTACTAATCTTACTTCAGTTTATACTTGTCCTACAAACTTTATTGCAAGAATAAAAGAAGTATGGGTAACAAATATAGATGGATCAAGTGCAGCTAACATAACTTTAAAATGGACAGATACTTCTGCAAGTGCTACGTATGACTTACTTAGTACTTTTAGTGTAGCGGCAGATAATTATAAACAATTTTCTGATACTAATATTGTATTAGAAGCAGGAGATATCTTTAAAGCACAAGCTTCTGCTGCAGACGATCTTACAGTATCGTTGTTTATTGAAGAAGAACTAAATGTTACAGGATAACTATTAATGCCAGATACTTCCTCTATATCTCCAGTTACAGTTTCTTTAGGTGGTGGTCTTATTTTAGATAGGGATGATTTCTCTATTCCACCGGGAGCGGCTGTTGCTTTGCAAAACTTTGAACCAAGTATAAAGGGGGGTTATCGAAGACTTACAGGAAGTAGTAAGTTTGATGATGATCAAGTAAATAGTACAAATGCAATCTTAGGAGTTCAAGTATTTAATAGTGGAGTATTGGCAGCTTCAGGTAATCTATTAAAATTTAGTACGGGAAGTGGTTGGTCTGCAAGTATTGCCACAAGAACTTCTGCTGGTCGTTATAAATTTGATGATTTTAATTTTACTAATGCTGAAAAAATAGTAATGGTAGATGATGTAAATCAAGCTGCTACATATGATGGTTCTACTTATACCCTATTGAGTAGTACTGGTGCTCCTGCTGATCCAGCTTCTGTAGCTGTATTTAGGGATCATATATTTTTTGGAGGAATGTCTACTAACCCACAAGAAATTGTATTTACTGCACCCTTTCTTGAAAACGATTTTACGGCTGCAAACGGAGCAGGGTCTATAAAAGTTGATACAAGTATTGTGGAATTGAAGGTATTCCGTGATGCTTTATTTATTTTTGGTAAAGATAAAATATACAGGCTTACTGGCACAAGTATAGCAGATTGGCAAATAGTGCCTGTAACACGAACACTGGGTTGTGCCGATGGATTTTCTGTACAGGAAATAGGTGGTGATCTTTTGTTTTTGTCTCCAGATGGTCTAAGAACAATTGCTGCTACTGCTAGAATTGGTGACATAGAATTGGGTACTGTATCTAAGCCAATTCAACCACGTATTGAAGATATTGGTTTTGATAATATTACTTCTGTTATTGTAAGAGGAAAAAGTCAATATAGATTATTTTATCCAAAAACAGGTGGCACTACAGAAAATAGTAATGGTATTCTGGCTACGTTAAAAAGAACGCCAGAAGGAAGTATTGGATTTGAATACGCAGATTTAGTGGGTATAAAGCCTTCATCTATGGATTCTGGTTTTATTAGTAACACCGAATATATAATTGAGGGCGGATACGATGGCTATGTACGTAGGCAAGAAAATGGAGATACCTTTGATGGATCAAATGTAATAGCTGTATATCGTTCTCCTGATTTATCTCTTGGAGATACGGGCCTAAGAAAACTTATGCAACGAATTATTTTAAATTACGAAGTAGAAGGAACAATAGCTGCAGAACTTAGAGTTAGATATGATTCCGATTCTAAAGATACGCCACAACCCGCAAAATTTGATATTACCTCTCCCGGTGGAATAGCAATTTTTGGTAGTTCTTCTGCTACATATAATAACGCAGTATATGGATCAAGTGGTGCTCCTATATTTAGAAGGGCTATTGAAGGATCGGGATTTTTAATTGCTGTTAAGCTTAACCACAATAGTTCTAATAATCCCTTTACTTTAAATTCATATCAATTAGAATTTACAACTGGAGGACGTAGATAATGGGTTCAACGTATACAAGACAAAGTAGTACTGAAATTGTAGATGGCGAGGTTATTCAAGCATCAGATTTTAATAATGAATTTGAACAACTTGTATCTGCTTTTGCAATATCTACTGGACATAGCCATGATGGTACAACTGCTGAAGGTGGCCCTGTAACTAAGCTTTTAGGGACAGCTATTACTATTGGTGATGGTACTTCTGGTACAGATATTGCAGTTACTTTCGATGGTGAATCAAGTGATGGTGTTTTGACTTGGATGGAAGATGAAGATCACTTTAAGTTCTCTGATGATGTTGTAATAGATAGTAGTAAAAGAATATATTTATATGACGAAGGCGGCGAATATATTTATGGTGATGGTACAGATTTATATTTAGTGTCTGGTGCAGATATTAATATACCAGCTAATATTGGTTTAACTTTTGGTAATGATGGGGAAAAGATTGAAGGTGATGGTACAGATTTAACAATATCTGGCAATAATATCAACCTTACAGCTACAGCAGATGTAGTAATTCCTGCTGATGTAGGTATAACTTT